ACATGGTGTTATGCGATTCCGTGCAATAATTTTAGATTAATTCTATTAGGAGAATAATAAAATGGCAGCACAAAAAGGTTTGGATATGCTACTAAAAATTGACATTGGTGGAACATACACCACTATTGGCGGTTTAAGGTCAACTTCAATTAGTCTTGCTGATGAAGCAGTAGATGTTACTAATAAAGATAGTCTCGGTACTAGAACTTTATTAGTAGGTGCAGGTGTTAACAGTCTTTCAATTAGTGGGTCAGGAGTCTTTACAGATTCTGCTTCAGAGGTTGCATTAAGAACTGCTTTCCAAGCACAACAAAATACTTCTGACGGTTCATCTGCACAAGTAGCAGCGTTTGAAAATTTTCAATTTGTAGTTCCTGATTTAGGTACATACACTGGTTCTTTTATGATTGCTAGCTTGGAATATGCAGGTGAGTTCAATGGTGAAGTTACTTATTCAATGTCTTTTGAGTCAGCAGGATATATTACATTCGCAGCAGCATAATAATTTATGTCTTGGCATGAAGCAGTAGTCAAAGTCGGAGACACAAGGCTCTCAGGCGTTATCAACGACTGTTTATTACAAATACCATATGTAGAAGATTTAGGTAAATCAATTAATGTCAACGGAAAAGATCGTAATATAGAATCTTTTATGGTTGACCACAGAGACAACATTTTAAAAATCGTACTTGCAAAAGCAAGTCTAAAAAAGGAGAAGTCAGATGACAAACCCACTAAAAGGTCAGATTGAAGTAACACTAGGTTCTGAAACCTATAAGTGCAGACTAACTATAGATAGTCTTGTCAAGATTGAGGATGAGCTTGATACAGGCATACTTGAACTTGCACAGAACATTGCACAAGCTAAAGTTCGCATAAGAACATTATTAGTCGTATTACGCTATGCTCTTAGGGGTGGTGGTAATGACTTTGATGAAAAGAAAGTAGGGCAAATAATATCTGATGTAGGTATTGTTACAGCTTCTACAGAGGTAGCCAAACTCTTGGTATCTACCTTAAACGACAATGACTCAGACGAGGAAGATAAAAAAAAAGCAATAGAGTAGATGAACACACGCCACCTATCAATTGGGGAGATTACTACATGATATGTGTTGGCATGATGAACATGAGACCTATGGACTTTTGGGATTTATCACCTAGAGAAATGTACCTAGCCATAAGTGGATTTAAAAAGTTTCATGCATCAGAGCAAGAAAAACCTATGGATAGAGCAGAACTAGATGACCTTATGGAGTTATACCCTGACTAATGGCTAAGATAGACGACCTAGTAATTCAGATAAAGGCTGATACAAAGCAGCTTAAATCTGAACTAAAACAAATACAAGGCAGGATAAAAGTTACTGGTGCTGCAGGTGGTGCTGCATTTGGTGGTATGGCAACAGGATTGTCTAAAATCAAAGGTCCTGCTATTGCTGCAGCAGCAGGTATTGCAGCAATTGTTTTACCTTTAAAAGCTGCGGCAGGTGCAGGTTCACAATTTGAAGATTTAAAAGACTCATTAGATAGTGTTTTTGGTAGCATTACCGCAGGTGATGCAGCCATGCAAAAAATATTTACATTTGCACAAACAACGCCATTTCAAATAGAAGATGCAACCAAAGCATTTATTGCACTGAAATCAGCAGGCATAGAACCAAGTATGGATATGTTGCAAACATTTGCTGATACTGCATCTGTATCTGTAGATCAACTTGGTACTTTTGAAGCTCTTATAAGAATGGTGCAAAGATCAGCATCAGGCGGTATGGGTTTAGAAGAATTAAATATGATCTCTGACAGAGGTATAGATGTTCTTGGTATTCTAAGCGATAAACTTAATCTCGGTAAAGATGATATTGCTGAATTTGGTAAAACTGCAGAAGGTGCTGCAGAAATGGTAAAGGCACTTACAGAAGGTTTACAAGAAAAGTTTGGTGGTGCTATGGAGTCCAAAATGGATAACCTTTCCACAAAGGCATCAAACATGGTTATTGCTTTTAAGCAATTAGGAGATGAGGTTTTTAAAAGTGGTTTAGGTGATTTCTTAAAAGATACGGCAGACTTTCTAGCAAAGATTGCCAATGAATCAGCAAGAATTGTAAGAACTGTTACAGGTACTAAAACCATAGAAGATTTTGCGCCTGAAGTAGATATGAGCAAATCTACGCCTGAGCAAAAAAGAGCTTTGGCTCAAGATTTTTTAGCAGATGCAAATGAAGAATTAAATAAAGCACAGAGAAATTTAGCATCAGCAGAAGAAAGTTTTACTGGTGAAGTTTTAATGTCTTATCAGGCTCGTGTGAACGGGGCACAAACAAGAGTTCAAAACCTTATAGATATAATAGCCAGTTTTAACAAAGAAATAGCTGAAGCACAAAAGCCTAAAGAAGTAGATAATACTTTTGATGCAGGAAATATAGATGGTCTTATAGAGTTTCTTCCAAAGTTTAAAAAACTTGTAGAAGATGCTGTTCCTGAAACTAAAAAACTTGGCGATCAGATAACATATCTTAAAGATTTAATGGCTACTGGTGACGAAAAAGAGCTAGCAGGAATCATGGGTTTTCTTGGTGTAAAAGATATATCTGAAATGCAAGCTGTTGTAGATCACTTGCAAACACTGCAAGACGAGTTAGGCGAAACTGCAACCTTTAGTAGTGAAATGCAAACAGCTATTATCAGTGCATCACAAGCATTTACATCTGACTTTGTACAATCATTGATGGACGGTGAAAACGCATTAGATAGTTTTAAAAACTTTGCCAAGAATATAGTCCAACAGATTATTACAATATTTTTACAGATGGCTGTTGTTAATGAAATATTAAACAGTGTATTTAACTTAACTGGAACTAAGAATGCCTTGCCTACATTTAGTAATGCAAAACCAAGATCAGGTGGAAGTAGAGTACAAAAAGGGCAACCCTATACTGTAGGAGAAACTGGAACTGAAATGTTTGTGCCTGATACTAGCGGAAATATTTTAAATAGCATGAATACAAAAAATGCTATGGGTGGTGGGACAACAGTAATAAATCAATCTATAAACTTTGCTACAGGTGTAGTACCTACAGTAAGAGCAGAAGTAATGAAAATGATGCCACAGATAGCAGATGTAACAAAAGGTGCTGTAGCTGAAGGTGCGATGCGTGGTGGTAATTTTAGGAGAATGTTGCAAGGTGGCTAAATTAATATCAATGCCTGCAAGTCCTAACTTCGTAAGAAGCAATTGGTCGCTTGTAAGAACAGTAGGAACTACAACGAGTCCGTTTACTGGTAAAACCAAGACTCAAGAATTTGATGGTGTCTATTGGACAGCAGAAGTATCACTACCACCAATGAGAAGATCGCAAGCCGTTGAATGGCAGTCTTTTCTTTTAGAATTAAATGCTACAGTCAATCACTTTAAATTTGCTGACCCTGATGCACTTACAAACACAGGAACATATAGCACAGCATTCCTTACATCAGACCATAGAACAAGTACAAACTCAGTAACGCTATCTTTTAGTGGCTCAACCATAACAGCAGGTGCAAGCACCTTTGGAAGTGCAAAGGTTGGGGATTTTATAGTTGTCACAGGTGCAACTAACGAAGATAACAATGGTACACATAAAATAACAACAGTAACAAATGCAACAGTCGTTGTAACATCTAGTACATTTACCACAGAGTCTAACACTGCAAGTTGCAAGGTTAGAACTAATGTCAAGGGTGCTACTGGATTGTCGCTTCTCGCTTCCACAAACGCTGCTAGTGGAACGATTAAGAAGGGAGACTATTTACAGATTCAATCCGAAACAAACACCACAGGCACGCCCTCACAAATAGTCATGGTTACGGAAGATGCAACAGCTACAGCAGATGGTGGTGCAGATTTTTATGGAGTTGCTATACAACCAAAGTTAAGATCAGATTTAGCTAATGGAAATTACGCAGTATTCACAAACCCAAAGGGGACATTTAGGCTCATATCTAATGAGGTAAGTTGGTCAGCAGATCGCATATCAAACTACGGCATTAGTTTTTCTTGTATTGAGGTAATTTAACATGGCAACTAGACAAGGTTTAGATGCTTCTATCGTCAATCGTCTAGGTGCTGACGAACAGGCAATATTCTTTGCAGTAAAAGCAGAGTTTGACACAGATGATATTCTAGTATGGTCAGGCATAGATGATCTTGTAATAGGGTCAGATACATACACTGGTGCAGGCACATTATTAAGCGTAAGTAACTCAGAAGATAACTTAGAACTCAAATCTAACGGTCTTGTTGTTGCTTTGTCAGGCATGGACACCACAGTTGTAAATTACGCATTGACAGAAAACTACCAAAACAGACCCATAACTCTTTTTTTGGGGTATGTTATGGGTGGTACGAATGAGGTAGCAGGAACGCTTACTTTGTTTAAAGGTAGAATGACTAGCCTTGTTATAAACGATACGCCTGATGGCTCTACAGTTACGATAGATGCAGAAAATAGACTTGTAGACCTAGACAGACCATCCAACCTTAGATACACAAAAGAATCACAAAACTTTCTGCATTCAGGTGATACAGGATTTAACCGTGTTGCATCTTTACAGGACAAACAAATTAATTGGGGAAAAACATCATCTACAGCAGGTGGTGGTGGTGATAGTAGTAGAGGTCGTGATGAATACAACCATGTTCAAAGAAAATAATGAAGAAACTACTTAACTGGGAACCCATGTTTCATGACTTTGTGAAAAATAATAACTTTCCTTTTGAGTGGGGAAAGAATGATTGCTGTAAATTTAGCAACGCACTTATAAAACAAATTACAGGCGAAGATTTAATACCAAAAAAACTTAAATGGAAAGACGAAGCAAGTGCTATGAAAGCCATAGCATCATATGGTGGTGATTTAGAAACAAGCATAGAGAAAGCCTGCAATGCAAAAGGCGTGGGTGAGATAGACAAAGCCTTTATGACTTGTGGTGATCTTGTTGTTTATGAACAAAACGGCTCTAGTCTTGTGGGTATGTGCAATGGCTTTGGAATACTGACACCTACGGATGATGGTATTAATGTAGTTGACAATTCATTGGCTCTAAGAGTGTGGAGATTTGATTAATGGCTAAAGCAATAAAAGCAGCCATAGTTGCAACATTTATTGTAGTGACTGGAGGTGCGTTTGCAGTTTACATGGGGGCAGGAGGAATAACTGCTGGCGGATTAATGGGAGCCTTTTCAATAGCTTTTGGAAAATACGCAGCTTTTACATTTGCCTCAACTTTAGTAGCCAGTGTTATAGGGGGCATGACATCAAAAGGTATTGATGCTTCTTCGGCTAATTTTAGTAATAAATTTTCAACTAGAGGTGGGTTAGTACCAAGACAAATTGTTTACGGTCAATGTCGTGTTGGCGGAACTCAAGTGCATATTGAAACTACTGGTACAGACAATTATCTTTTGCATATGGTAGTAGTTTTAGCAGGACATGAAATAGAAAGCCTTGAAACATTAAGGCTAAATGATATAAATACCACAACCACAACTACCACTAGTGGAAATTCAACTATTCATACAGTGACTAACAATGATTTCACCAATACAGAAAATGATAATAACTTTGGTAGCGGTAGATTGGTTAAATATTCTTTTGTTAACGGTGGTCAAACAGCAGCAGATAACTTTTTAGTCTCATCATTAGGTAGCATGGGTTTAAGTGATAAATTTTTAGGTTGTGCTTATGTTTATATACAAATGGTGTTTGATGCAGAGAAGTTTGGTGGTGGTATGCCTGCTATATCATTTGAAGTTAAAGGTAAAAATGTTTACGACCCACGCACAAGTGCTAATGCAACAACAGACCTGCAAAGATCAAACCCTGCTTTAATTATTAGAGATTATTTGACTGATACACAATATGGTTTAAAAGCCAAAGCATCTGAAATAAATGACACCACTAATGCAGGTGGCATATCTGCTGCAGCAAATACTTGTGATCAAAATGTAACTTTAGCAGATGGTGTGTCAACAGAAACAAGATATACAGCAAATGGGTTTACTAATTTTAGTGCTAATGGTAATGGTGTT